TCAAAAGACTGCTTAGAGACTTTATCAAAGTCACCCACGTTAGCTAAATGGATTTTTAGCCACTCAAAGCCTTTACGTGTGATCGGCCGGACGTTAGCTAAGTAGAACATAGCTTTAATGTGGTCATCTCGGTGCGGGCTGAATGGTGGTATAGGATAGACACGACCACGGAAGTCAAAGTTACATGGTAGATAGAACTCTTCATAACTTGATAGGTCTTTAGCTGTCTTTAGGTCCTGAGCCATGACAGCTCGATCACCATCAATCTGTTTGTTAAGGTTAAAGATGTTTCTAGCTTTAACTCTGAGCTCCTTTTTCTGAAAGGCAGCCAAGCTGTCGTAATCCTCTGGAAACTCTATAGGTTCAATGTGTTCCTTCCTGGGAAACTTACCTATGCTTAGGTTGTTGCTAAATGCCCAGACCACCGCATCAAGTATAGGCTCATTAATCTTAAAGGGTGTCGCTTGTATCCGGTTAAGAGCTCTAATATATGGTGGTTGTTTTCTACGTCTAAGCTGACGAGATATCTCTTTACGTTGCCAAGGTGATGCAGCCCTGACTAATTCACACTGCTCAGCTAGGGCTGGGTCTTCATATGCACCAGTGTAGAAAGTTGTCCAAGGCTTAGGCGGGACAATCATAGGTGTGAATATAGGCTCAAGCCAAGCAGCCTCATATTCACCCTCGGCAATCTGTTGTGATGCTTCAGCGGTTAAGACTATGTGTCTTCTGGTCTTGTTCTTAACTATGTTGGTGTATATTTCAAAGACATCACAGCTAGACAGTATAGCATTGAGTATAGGCTGCCCTGCCTGTACCCAGCGAGCAGATGTGGTGCTAGTACCTATCTCTACAAACTCTGGTCTTTGGTAACCCTTGCGTGTTCCAATACTTAAGACAGCTTCAGTTCGATACCGCTCACTTGTGTGGTCTGTGATAGCTTTCTTGGTTACACGATCATAAAACTTCTTGTCTTCAGCTCGTACCTGAGCTGCCCAAAGTTCAAGACCAACACGGCGACCAATCTTGTTGACTGTCCAGTTATACGTAGCCTGTGAACCTTGTGCATCCATGCAAGTTGAAAGACCAATCAATGCCAACAAATCGGGGTCTAGAGTTGCTAAATCGTTAACCCAAGCCATAGGGCGGCCTGTGGGCTTGTTTAACTCATCCTCAATGGTTTCATTAAGTTTACTTGAGACCGCCTCAAGGGCACTTTCTATGACCTTATGCGGCTCACTACGTAAACTCGCTTGTGTTATCTTATTATTCTTACCGGTTGCTCTATTGAAACCATCTTCTAACGACTGACGATCTCTTTCTATCTGCTGTTCAACTGAACCCTTTTGCTTCATCCTTATGATCCCTTTCGGTGTGCTACAAATCACTCGTTATTTATCTACCGAGTATACCAATGGGTGGACAAAAGGGTCAGAGGTTCAATTGGTCGCTTGCGTCCTTCAATCCGGATGTAGATGCTTTGTAATATCCAAGGGTTGTTGTCATGCTTCTATGGCCTACCATTTTAGCTACAGTCAAAGGCTGGACACCACGTTCAGCCATGACAGTAATTGCAGTGTTTCGGCAAGCGTGGAACTTGAATGTCTTATCACCGGGTGCAACACGATAGCGGGCCCTAATCCATGTATTGTAAAAGGTTCTGTGACTGTATTTATCTTTAGGCTTACCACCAAGCGTATTGATTGCAGTCAGCGCACGATCATTCACAGGCACCATACGATTGTCACCATTCTTGGTGGAGACCAGTCTTATATATGTAGACCCATCGATTGTTTCCAACCGGCCTTCGTCAGTGCCTATCTTAAGTATCTCACCTAAACGCATACCGGTATTCAAACCAATTATGAATAAATCTGCAACCCACGGATTATTGGTCTTACGTAAAAAACTCTCGGTCTTCTTAATTTCAACTTCCGTGAACACGCGACCATGACCGGACCTGTTTACTTTAAACCAATTGAACTGAGGTTCACGTTCTATGAACTCAGACTTAAGTGCATGACGAAAGACAGACTTGATAGCTGTGTTGTAGTGGTTGATCGTATTGCGTGTAAGACCTGACACTGACAGATGTTCTTGAAAGCGGTGGATGTCTTTAGGCTTAAAGCTGTCGAGTGGTCTCTCACCATAACCGGCAAACGCTGCAAACCTCTCCAGCTTAACAAGACTTTCATTACGATGTTTCTCTGTTACATCTCTCCAGATAACATCAGCTTCTTGATTAACGTATTCTGCAAAAGTAATCATGCGTTACTCCCTTCTCTTTTATCCCACCATTTACATTGTGTATTAAGTAGATCGTGATGTTTTCTAAGCATAGACAAAGACCAAGATTTGTAACCATCACTTGCGAGGTGACCTTCTAGTCTTACTGTCATTTTAATAATACCGATAACAAGCTCAGCCCGCAGGTCCTCACGTGGTACCTTCTTCATGAACTTAAGGGCCCTACTCATGCTGCACCCCCAGTCAAAGTATTACCCCACTGCTCGGCCATCGCTGACGCAAGACCAGGGAAAAACTTAGAGCGCAGCTTCCAGCGGTCAGCGCTCGGCGGTGCTTTGTGAATTTCATCACGTGCTGTTGAACCATCGACACTTCCCGTGGGTGTCAGCGTGGGTAGACCCTTGAGCCAGAGGCATGTGCGTTTCTTCACATTGTCTGGACCGGCTTCGTCATCAGCGAACTGCCAAGGCTGGACCGATTGGGCAAACTGCTCATAGTTACGGATGCGCTCTTTAGCGTGGCGATGCATGACTGGGTTTTCTACAGCCAGATAAGGAACGTCATGGTTCCATATGTCACTGAAAAGTGCAGCGCCCTCTTCGAGCTCGGCCCACATCTCATCGAGTGTTTTACCTTCGGGTGGTGAGGACAACCACCGCACACCAGAATTACATAAACGTGTGCAAGGTGGGTGGGCGACCATGATCATATCCCACTGTTCCATAGTCATAACATTACGTATGTCATCAACTATATGTCTGTTGGATAGGTCATCAGCCGGTAGCACATCGCAGCTCCAAGTATCAAAACCCAAACTGTTAAATGCCTGACGAACTGTACCGGATGTTTCACAACCGATCAGTACTTTGATGTCTTCTACGTTTCTCATATTGCCTTCCTTTGTGTATCTGTTTATTCACAGCTACATTGGGAAAACTATGGAAACTTGGTAGCGGAGGAGAGACTTGAACTCCCGACACGCGGATTATGATTCCGCTGATTTCCCTTTGTAGCCTTATTATTATAGCCCTGATTTGTTTTACGTTCAACAACTATCGGAGCTTAATAAACTAATGAAATCAATGCCTTGTGTATCATTTTACCTAAAGTTGTATATAGGTGGACAAAAGTATCCCGAAAAACCACCGATAGAGGTTATGACCTACTTTTTACCAAACTGAGAGACCGCCCAACGGATGCCCATGCTTGCACCAATCGCGCCAAGGAAAGCATATGTATACCAATCCGGCGCATGTTCAGACAGATGTCTCCACCCTTCAGCAACTGTATCTTGGGTCCAAGGTAAGAACGAGCCTACGAAGGGCGCAAGAACGACAACCAAGGCCACCTCATCTTTATACGAATACTGAGTTTGACGCAGCGCCTCTAGATCGTAGTCGCGTTCAGTCGTAGCGCTCAGCTCAATTCGTTTTACTTCAGCTTCAACTTTAGCTGTCTCTATTTTAGCTTTGGCAGTAGCTTTGATCTGTCGTGTCTCCATGTAGGTTCCAGCAACATTACCAATTACATTTGTTATTGCAGACCAAATCATTAGTCATCTCCACTTGCTATCATATCTGAAACTTCTTTAGCCCGACCACCCACTTGATTTGCCCACCGGCTATCAAGACACTCAAGAGCAGCATCAGCCCATTGGCTGTTCTTAATCAATTCAATTGTATTCTTAAACTGCATTAGGCGTGTGATGCCTAAGTTAAAACACATATTGATGAGAGCTTCTTGAACTTTACCAGGCATGTTGTTGAATACTTCTTCACCAAACTCGCGCTGAAGATCTTCAACAGCGACAGCTATGTCATCTTCTAGAATTACACGTGCAGCTCTTTCGGTTATTGGTCTGCTATCTAAGTTATGACCAATACCAAT